ACACACCCCCGTGGCACAGCGTCCCGCCCCCGCCGCCGCCCGGGCCGATCGAGGTACGCGTCACCCTCGTCCCCGCCGAGCTGCCCGAGCCCGAGCCGGAACCCCGCTGGTGGGAACGCCTGTGGGACCGCGTCGCGACGTGGCGCATGGCCGTGGCAATCCTCGCCGCCGTCACCCCCTGGGCGGGCGGGCAGAGCCCCGTCGGGATCTGGTCCGCCACCGTCCACCAGGCCCGCACCGAGGCCGGCATCAGCGCGGCCTACGTCATCGCCGGCGTCGCCGTCGGCGCCGCCTGGGCCCTGGACCGGCACACCGGCCGCGCCGTCCCCCGCTTCCTCCTCGTCACCGCCAGCCTCGGCGCCACCGGCGTCCTGCACTGGTGGGACCCGATCCACCTGATCACCGGAGTCGACCTGTGACCGCCACGACCACACTCACCCTCGGCGGCCTCCTCGCCGCCCTCCTCGTCCTGACCGCCAACCTCTACCCCTGGTGGACCGGCAACCGCGAACTGAAGCAGCTCGCAGCCTTCGGGAAGGGCTTCGGCGCCGCCGCGTGCGCCGCGGCCTGCCCCGGCGGCCTCCTCGGCTGGGCCCACTCCCACACCGGCACCGTCGCCAACGGCGCAGGGGAGCGCACCGGGGCCGCCGCCACCGGCACCACCTCCGGCACCGGCCTGACCACCGGCCAACTCACCGGCCTCGGAGCCACCGGCGCCGTCGTCGCCGTCGTCGCCATCTTCCTCACCGTCCTCTCGTACAAGGCCGCAGGCAAGAAGGACAAGAAGCGCATCGCCGGTGGGGCATTCGTCGGGTCCGTCCTGCTGCTCACCGCAGGCGTGGCCGGCGCCCTGTCCTGGCTTCCGGGCGCTCTCAACGCGACCGGGGACGCCGTTGTCGCCGCAGTGCAGGGGGCGGGGATCCTGTGAGCCGCCTCGCCCGCCCCGCCGGCCGCCTCGCCACCGGCTCCAGCACTCTCACCGGCCGCCTCGCCGCCCGGGCCGCCGCATGGTGCGCGCGGGGCCGCCGCGACGACCTCACCGGCTGGCGCGCCGCCCTCGGCATCCTCCTGCGGCTCGTCCTACTCCTCTTCGGCGCGTACCTCCTGGCCCGGATCGTGCGCGCCATCCCCGCCCTGATGTGGCTGCTCTCCACCGGGTGGACCGTCGCCGCCTGGCGTACCGGACGCTCCGCCACCGAGACCCCCGCCGACACCCCGAAGGAGACCCCCGCGGAACCCGACCCCGAGGCCGTCCGCGCGCTCCTCCTGGAGGCGATGGGGGACGCCCCCGCGGTGCACCTCCGCACCGTCCTCGCCCACCTCCAGGAGCGGGGCCAGTGGGAGGGCCGGAAGGTGGCCGATCTGCGCGCCGCTCTGGAGGCCCTGGACATCCCCCACGACCGCCGCGTGAAGGTGGCCGGCGTGCCCACCTGGGGGGTCCGCCGCAGAGACCTGCAAGCCCCTTCCCCGGCCGCCGTCCAGGAGACGTCTACCACCGCGTCTACCGCCGCTTGACCTGCACGTCTACCGGCGTATCTACCGCCATCTACCGCCCGTCTACGGGCGCATCTACCCCGGGGCGACCGCCATGCCGCCAAGCCGTCGGCCGCCCCGGTTCCCATCCCAGCGAAGAGACAGGACCGCCATCATGGCACTCGGATTCAAGAAGCCCATCCAGCAGAACGACCCCCGCCTCCAGGGCCACGAGACGACCTACCAGGCGTCCCGCGGCGGCTGGCTCAAGCCCGCCAAGAAGACCGCTCCCGCCAAGCCGAAGAAGGGCTGACCACCATGCGCACCCTCCCGCACGACCCGTACATCGAAGCCATCTGCGAGGCGCTCGACAAGGCCGGCCCCGAGGTGAAGGACGGCCGCACCGACGACTGCGAGACCCGCGGCACCTACTGCTACCTGGGCGCCGTCATCGAGCTGGACATGCTCACCGTCGGCCTGCAAGAGGAGTGGCCGCACGGGCTGCTGCTGATCTGGGAGTGGCACACCGGCATCGAGGCCGACCACGGCGAGCCGGACCGCGGCCCGGTCTGGAAGTTCGCCGAGCTGAAGGAAGACGGCTCCAACGAGTACCCGACCGACCTGCCCGTCCTCGGCTACGCCAGCCCGGCCGCCGTCGTCGACGCCGCCCGCAAGGTGATCGAGCGCAAGATTCAGCCCGGCTCCTACTTCAACGGTGGCCAGTGGCGCGGCTGGGACGGGGGAATCATCGGCGACGCCTGGGAGCGGCACGCCGAGCTGGACGCGGCCTGCGAGGCATGGGCCAACGAGGAAGCCAGCGAGTAGAGGCCGCCGGGCATCATGGGGCGTATGGACAGCCTGTACGCCCCGCCCGGCCACCTCACCACCGCCCAGGTCGCCCAAGCCCTCGGCACGACGCCCGGGGCCGTCCGCAACCTCATCTACCGCGGCCGCCTCACCCGCTCCGGCGGCAGCCCACGACACCCCTGGTTCGCCGCCCGAGACGTCGCCGCCATAGCCGCCAACCGCGCCGCCCGCCAGTCCGCTTGACCCCAGGTCACACGCTGTGTGACGATCCCGGTGAACACATGTGCCCGCATGAGGCACCCACAGACGCCAAGGCCCCGCCCACCAGCGGGGCCTTCGTCGTCTCCCCAGACGTCCGCGCAGGGCCAACCCTCCATCGCTCACACGACCCGGGTTGCTGCTGGCGCACGCCCTGCGCGGACCACCAACGTCACAGGACAGCCACACCACACCCACGCGGCCCCCACAGCCCTGATGATGGCCCCGCCAGCAACAGTCATCCCAGGGGGGACCATGCGCACCCGCACCATCGCCGCCGCACTCGCCGCAGCCGCCGCACTCACGCTCACCGCGTGCAGCAGCGAGGACAGCAGCACGACGCCAGCCAAGCCGAGCACCAGCCCTACAACGGCCAAGGCATACACCTACGAGGACTGCGTCAACCTCCTTGAGTACGACTTCCAGGAGGGACAACCGCAGGACGCGTCAGATGACCCAGAGTGCTCGCACCTCACCCGCGACCGCTACAAGGACGCCGTTGCGGAAGTCCTCACCGAGCACAAGGACGAGATCCTCGACAGCGCCCAGTAGCCAGGAGGTGGCGCCCATGGCCGGCAACCCCCGCAACGGGCGTCCCTACCGCCGCCTCGTCGACTGGCTCCGCGCCCAGCAGCTTCCCTGCTGGATCTGCGGCCACAACATCGGCTACGAGCTGGACGCCCGGCACCCGCTGTCCTTCACCCTCGACCACGAGCAGCCGCTGTCACGCGGCGGCTCGCTCCTCGACAAGGCCAACGCCCGGCCGGCGCACCGACGGTGCAACAGCAGCCGCGGCAACCGCACCACTCAGCCGAAGACGGCACCGCAGCGAGCATCACGAAGGTGGTGACACCATGGGCCGCATGGACGACTTGGTGCAGTGGCTGCGCGCCCAGCTTGACGAGGACGAGCGGATCGCGCGGGCGGCTCAACGGCAGCATGGCGGCGGTGAGTGGGCGGCCCGCGCAGACGCCAGTGGGATCGTCGCCGTAGAGGGCCTCCCGGTCCGCGCCGACGAGCCGATCCCCGTCGTGCTCCACCCGGATGAGGACGAGACATCCGTCCACGTGGCCGAGCATGATCCGGCGCGGGTGCTGCGCGAGATCGACGCAAAGCGGAAGCTGCTGCGCCAGTACGAGCACCTGAAGTACGACGTGATGCCAGACGACATGAGTGGTGTCTTGACGCTGGAGGCAATCCTCCGCGCGCACGCTGCCGTCTACAACGCCCGGCCCGGCTACTGCGAGGAGTGGCGGCCCTGACCCGGAGGTGACGGCCCGTGCTGTACGTCGTCACCGGGCCGCCGGCCGGGGGCAAGAGCTCCTGGATCGACGCGCACGCCAAGCCGCATGACATCGTCATCGACCTGGACCGCATCACCCAGGCCCTCACCGGCCCCGGCGCACCGGCCTGGAACCAGCACCCGCTGCACCTGCGCATCGCTCACCGTGCACGCTACGCAGCCATCGACGAAGCGCTGCAGCTCCTCGACCAGCTGGACGTCTACCTCATCCACACCATGCCCGGAGCCAAGGCGATGGCCAAGTACAAGCGGTACAAGGCGCGCATCGTCGTGGTCGATCCAGGTGAAGCGATCGTGATGCAGCGCATCGAGGCCATGAGGTCGCCTGCCATGGAGAGGGTGGCCACCCGGTGGTACCGGGCCCGGGCAGGCCGGCACCGCGAGGCCATGCCGCAGGCGTCGCGGTCCTGGTGACGTCGCGTAGCTCAGCGTCGCGAGCGCGAAACGATCAACGAACGCGAACGCGATTCGAGCGCTCCGATCATGATCGGCCGGGGGAGAGTGAGTCAAAAGTTCAGAAGGGTACCGGGCGACCCAAAAGCCCTTGTCGCCCGATTTTTTGCGCGGCCCGAATCGCTCCCTAATCCACGCGAACTCAGTTCGGCTGAATTAGTGGACGGTTACTCAGCGTGACGTGACTGTGTGTGACGGTCGGGGGTGATCATGGGCGTCGTCGACAAGATCACTCAAGAGCTTGAGGAGCTTTCCGCCGACGACACCTCGCCCGGCATGGCGGCCGTCGCGCTCGACCTCGCCAAGGCGATCGCCGACACCGACGTCCCCGGCGTCAAGGCCAGAGCCGCTCACGAACTCCGCTCGATCATGGCCGACCTCCGCAAGCTGGCCCCAGTCAGGGAGGAGGGGGACACGGTCGATGACATCACTCGTCAGCGAGAGAAGCGCCGCGAGGCCGCACGCAAGCAAGCCTCCGACGGATGACGACGGCCAGGTGTACGGCTGGCAGCAGCCTCCCGTCGAGACCGTCCCGCCGTCCGTCACCAGCGCGGGCCAGGAGGCCATCGACCTCGCCGCCCGCGCCGGCCTGAAGCTCGACCCGTGGCAGCAGCACGTGCTGCGGCGCGGCATGGGCGAGGACGCGGACGGCTCCTGGTCGGCGTTCGAGTGCTGCGTCAACGTCCCGCGCCAGAACGGCAAGGGCGGCATCATCGAAGCCCGCGAACTGTGGGGGCTGTTCATCGGCGGTGAGCAGCTCATCCTCCACTCGGCGCACGAGTTCAAGACGGCGAAGGCCGCGTTCAAGCGAGTCGAGCGTCTCATCCGGGGATGCCCTGACCTGCACAAACGTGTGAAGGCGTACCGGTACACGGTCGGCGAGGAGTCGATCGAGCTGCACACCGGGCAGACGCTCCGCTTCATCGCGCGGTCGAAGGGCTCCGGACGCGGCTTCACCGGCGACTGCAACATCCTCGACGAGGACATGATCCTTGGCGACGACGCGATGGACGCCCTGCTGCCGACGATGGCGGCCGTCGCCAACCCGCAGATCTGGTACCTGGGCAGCGCCGGTATCGGCGCACCCTCGGTGCAGCTGGGCCGCCTTCGCCGGCGGGCTCTGGCCGCGCTGGAGGCCGGGACGCCGGACCCGTCGCTCGCCTACTTCGAGTGGTCGGCGGACCTGCACCGGGACGAGTGCCCGAACGGCTGCACCGACCACGACGACGCCGGCAGCGACGAGGCGGTGCTGAAGGCGAACCCCGCGGTCGGCTACCGGCTGACGCTGGAGAAGGTCCGCAACGAGCGGCTGACGCTGAGCGCCGCCGGGTACGCGCGTGAGCGGCTCGGTGTGGGCGAGTACCCGGCCGACGAGGCGGACATCTGGCAGGTCATCGGTGAGGACGTCTGGCGGGCCCTGGCGGCGGCGGAGAGCCAGCCCTCGGACCCGGTGGCGTTCGCCATCGACATGACGCCGGAGCGGTCGCACGCGGCGATCTGCGTGGCCGGTGAGTGGCGGGGCGGCACGCACGTAGAGGTCGTAGACCACCGGCCCGGGACGGGATGGATCCTCGAGCGGGCCGTCGAGCTGCACGAGAAGTGGGGGCCGCGCTGCTGGGTCGTCGACGGGGCCGGCCCCGCCGGGTCGCTCATCGCCGAGCTGGAGGAGCGGCTCGGCGTTGAGGTGGTCCAGCCGAAGGGCCGAGAGGTGGCCGCGGCGTGCGGTCAGTTCTACGACGCGGCCACCGAACAGACCCTGTCCCATCTGGACCAGGCGCCGCTCGCCGCGGCTCTGGCGGGCGCACAGCGGCGTCCGCTGGGTGATGCGTGGGCGTGGGCCCGGCGGATCGTCTCCGTGGACATCAGTCCGCTGGTGGCCGCCACGCTGGCCCGGTGGGGGCTCGGCGTCGAAGTCGAGGACGAAGGGGCGCCGAACCTGTGGTGAGACCCGTGCTGCACCTGCTGGAGATCGTGTTCGCGCTCACCGTCCTCGCCGGCGTCGCCCTGGTGTACGTGCCCGCAGCGCTCATCCTCGGCGGCCTGGCGGGCGTCGTGGCCGTCGAGCGGGCCCTGTCCCAGCCGCCACCGTCCCGTAAGGAGGCGCGGTCATGAGCCTGTTCGGCCTGTTCGAGCACCGAGCTTCGCTGGAGAATCCGGCGGTGCCGCTCACCTCCGCCAACCTGGTCAGCCTGCTGGGAGGTACGGCAGGCGAGTCCGGGGTGCAGGTCACCGAGACCAGCGGGCTGCGCATGCCGGCGGTGTGGCGGGCCGTCGCGGTCATCGCGAACGTGGCCGCCGCCCTGCCGCTGCACACCTACACGTCGGGCACCCGGGACCGCGCCACGGTGGCGCTCCTCGAGGACCCGCACCCTGAGCTGACCCGGTTCGAGCTGTGGCGGCTGGTGTACGTGCACCGGCTGTTGTGGGGTAACGCCTACCTGCAGAAGGTCCGCAACGGCGGCGGGAAGATCGTGCAGCTGTGGCCGGTCCGCCCAGACCGGGTGAAGGCCGACCGCGAACCGCCGACCCCGGAGAACCCGGGCGGGAAGGTGTTCTGGATCCAGGACGACCACGGGGTCCGGCAGCGGCGGACGTCCCGGGAGATCCTGCACCTGCCAGCCCTCGGCTACGACGGCGTGACCGGCTGCTCTCCGGTCCGTGCGGCGGCCGAGGGCATCGGCCTGGGGCTGGCGGCGGAGAAGGCCGCGGCGAAGCTGTACGGCTCCGGGAACATGATCAGCGGCGTTCTGCAGACCGAGCAGCGGCTGACCGAAGAGCAGGCCGCGCAGCTGAAGGCAGGCTGGAAGGCGAAGCTGTCCGGGGGGCAGTCCGCGCACGACATCGCGGTGCTGGACTCCGGGGCGTCGTTCAGCCCGGTGACGATGCCGTACAAGGACAGCCAGTTCCTGGAGAGCAGGCAGTTCCAGGTCACCGAGGTCAGCAGGATGTTCGGGGTGCCGCCGTTCCTCCTGATGTCCACGGAGAAGAGCACGTCTTGGGGCACGGGCCTGGAACAGCAGGCGCAGGGTTTCGTCACCTGGGACCTGGCGCCGACGTGGCTGACGCCGACCGAGCAGCGCGTCACCAAGGAACTGCTCGACTCCGGGCAGTACGCCAAGTACCAGGTCAACGGACTACTGCGCGGCGACAGCTCGGCGCGGGCCACGTTCTACCGGGCACTGCGCGACACCGGCGCCTTCTCCGCGGACGACATCCGCGAGCTGGAGGACCTCAAGCCGATCGGCGGCCGCGAGGGCGACATGCGGCTGCAGCCGACGTACATGGCCCCGCTGGGCAGCGACCCGCTCGCCGACCAGGCCGCGCCCGCGAGCACCGAACCCGACGACCGGGCGGCGCGCGCCGCCCGGCATCTGGCGGCCGCGCACCGGCTGCTGACCCCTGACCCACCCGAGGAGGGCGGCGACGATGACCCGCAGCAATGAGGAGCGCCGCGACCTCGCCCTGGCGACGGCCGGGGTGCAGCTGCGCGCGGCCGGCGACGACCAGGGCGTGCGCGGCTTCGACGGACACGCCGCCGTGTTCGGCCAGCGGACCGCGATCGGGAACCCGCTGACGTGGGGGTTCTACGAGGAGATCGCCCCGGGCGCCTTCACCAAGACGTTGTCCGAGGGGGACGCCCGGTTCCTCGTCGACCATGACACCAGGCTGGTCGTCTCCCGGGTGTCGGCCGGCAGCCTGCGCCTGGCGCAGGACCAGGTGGGCCTGGCCGTCGACGCGGACCTCGACACCCGCCTGTCCTACGTCGGGGACCTGGTCGTCAACCTCGATCTGCGGAACATCACCGGCATGTCGTTCGGTTTCCGCACGGTGAAGGACGACTGGGAGTACGTCACGGTCCAGACGTCCGAGGGCGACATGGAGGCCGAGCTGCGCATCATCCGCGAGGTGCAGCTCTTCGAGGTCTCCGCCGTCACCTTCCCCGCCTACGAGGGCACCGACGCCGCGCTCCGCTCGGTCGGCGTGGCACTGGCCGCGCGCGGCGACGACGACGCGTTCGACCGCCGGGCCGCCCTGCGGCCCGAACTCAACGACTTCCGCCGCGAGCCGGCCGGGACTACGGCCACTCGGGGCAGCGACGCAACCCAGCCGGGAGAGACCACTGGGGGCCGTCAGGCGAGGCAGATGGAGCTGCTCGCCGCCCGCTACCGCCTGGCGCGGTAGCCGCACCCACCACCCATCCCCCAGCC